GATCGATCCAACTCTCCTCTTCCTGATCGCTACCGAACTCGTTCTCCTCGCTGTGGCGTGGCCTTTCGGCACGCGCACTGTGGGCGATATGGTTAGCACCATCGCGAATGGCCTCACTCCACTTGATGTCTTCCGCGCGGCGCGCCGTAAGGCCTACTTTGCTGCACTTCGTGCCGGCATGGGTCCCGCCATGGACAAGCATGCACCGGGCTTTGCCCTGTGGCTCTACCAACCAACTTTCCTAGAAAAGTTGCGACAGTACGACTGGGTGACACTCTTCTGCGTGTCATTCTTCTTGTGCTCGGTGACGAGCTACACCATTGCCGTGGTGCTCCTCGCGCGTCGCGACGCGACGCGTGCGGGGTCTTGGTACAGGTCGAAATACCTCGACCGTACCAACCGCGCATACCGCCGTCCGGCGGACATTCGCGGACAGTTCGATAGTATGCCACTGCCAGTCATCCGCGCCACCCCGGGCCACAGTCACGGGTTCAGCGCGGCGGCCAGGTCTGTGGTGTACCCGTTCGCCCGCGCACTTGCGGCGGCGTGCGGTCGGCGAGTGGTGATGCAGGCGATGCGACCCGCCGATAAGCGCAATGGCGCTGTCGGCGACCACACGTGGAACAAGCACAAGGACGCGGGCACTACAGTGTCACGTGTCGAACCGGGGCCGCGGGATCTCCGTGTCATGATCGACTGCGATTACGATACGGACATGCCGCAGTTCCTGCTGACGAACACGGGTGAGGTGCTCCTCTACACGTTCGAACCGTCCAAGGCCGGTGAGGCGCAAGGGGAGTACACATACTGTTTCGACCGAAACAGTGTCGCACACGTCGACGTGGCCGGCGGTGGTCATTACACCCACGCTCTGTGGGACTATGGCCCCGACTGCGTCGTCGTTTCGAATGTCACGTCCTGGACCGCGTGGCTCATGCCGTGGCGCGCCACGACCGCCTCGTACCTTACGAACCGTAAGCGTGTGTCAGGTGACCACAATGTCATCCTGCTCACGCCTCTGGGGCGCTGGACGGGCGCGGCCGCGCACGTGGCGGCGTACCTGCCTGGTACGCCGCTGCGTCGCCGCGACATCAACGAGGGTGAATTCACGCGCATGCGCGTGGTCACCCAAGGAGGCCTGAAGAACTCCATCGCCCGTACGATGAGCACCATGTGCGTTACCGTTCCGAGTAACCTCATTGACCTAGGTGTGAGTCTGCGGCGCGTTGTTGGCAAGGCCATCCAGCCGGCTACGTACGCCCGTCACTTGCGTACTGCCGGCGTCACGGACGCCGAGGCCGTGGTCCTGACGGACTACGCCAACTCCACGGAGGGCGTCCCGCAACCGACACCATCGTCGGTCGTGTGTCCGAGCGAATCCGCGACGCGGTTCCAGTTCAGACCCGCTACTTACGACCAAACTGCGAAGCCAGCCATGAACGCATTCATGTCGCCTCTCATGGCGGGAGCCTGCGTTCCGGATCTTGCTCGGGGCAACGACGAACAGGGCGTCAAGGGCCGTATCACGGACCTTGCGCGCTCGACGCCGGTCACGAGCTATATCTACAAGGCGATGGTGGAGTTTGTCGAGCTGCTCGTCCCCGACGAACTCGTCGGGACGATGCGGCCAGCGGACGACAGCGAGGTCGAGGCGCGCCAAAACCGGCCGACGCAGCAAGCCATCTACCGTGAGGGCGGGCTGCTCGGCTGGTTCAAGCGTGTGTTCGACACGTTTATGAAGCGCGAGGCGGCGTCTAAGTACAACGACCCGCGCATCATCACGACCGGCAACGCGAAGGACAAGCGCGACTACTCGCGCTTCATCTACCCCTTCGCGGACTACCTCAAGACCTTCGACTGGTACGCGTTTGGCAAGGCGCCAATCGACATCGCACGCCGTGTCGCGGACATCGCCTCGAGAGCTGTCAAGCTCATCGCGGGCGATGCGTCGCGCATGGATGGTCGCGTGAACGAGGCGCCGCGCCTGCTGGAACGTATGATCATGTTCCGGCTGTTCGACCCACAGTACCACGCCGAGCTGGACGACCTTATGCGGGCTCAACACTCGCTTAAGGCCGAGACGAAGTTCGGCGTGCGCTACAACCACACCCTCGGCCGCGCGTCGGGTTCCGCCGAGACATCGGCGTTCAACACGACGCTCGCGAAGTTCATGGACTACCTTACGAGACGCGAGGCCGACCACTCGCTTACCGCCGCTCAGGCGTTCGCGGGGGAGTGTATTGTGGGTGGAGATGATAGCCTGATGGCTGACGTTGAGGAGGAGGCGTTCAAGACCGCCGCCGCCCGCGTTGGCCAGCTTGCTACCTCGGACGTTTACCAGCGCGGAGACAACGGTGTCAACTTCCTCGCCCGGATCTACGGCCCGGGCGTGTGGCACGGCGACGAGAACAGTTGCTGCGATCTCCCGCGGCAGCTACAGAAGTTCCACCTCACCGTGACATGCGCGCCAGGTGACGAGCTCAAGAAGCTTGCGCAGAAATGCGTGAGCTTCTACCTGACCGACCGCAACACGCCGATCCTCGGCGCGTTTGTGACGCGCTACATGCAGCTGTCTGACACGGACGCGGACACGTTCCTTCTGAACGAGGACGCGTCCTGGACGGCTCGCCTAGCGACTTCGCCCAACCAGTACCCCAACGAGGACCAGGGATGGATGGACGCGTACGCACGCAGCAGCATGCCCGGTGTGGACGTCGCGGCTCTCGAGACTTTTCTCGCTGAGGCGCGGACCCCGGACGACCTGCTGCGTCCACCGTGCGTGTACGCCCCGCCCCCGCCTCCGCCGCCCCCGGCGGACGTGGTCGCTGACGGTGAAGTAGTCAGAGCTCCTACCAAGCCTTCTCCTGAGAAGCCCAAGCCGCAGCCCAAGCGCAAGGGCGCTGCCCGTCGCATTGCAGCGAAGGGCTAAGTGACCCCTCCCGGCCCCGGGGCACCCGACAGGTGCCTAGATTCGAAAGCTTATCCCCGCGGCCGTGATAACAGGGAAACCACGTGAACACGTGAGGGCGTTTGGCAACGTCTGATAAACAATGCCGCTTCTACCGTGCTTCGCACGAGGGCGTTTGGCAACGTCTGATAAACAATGCCGCTTCTCACGCGGGGTGCCAGGACCCCGCGGACGAATACCCAGCACATTCGATAAACAGTGCTAACCCAGAACCATGGCCGAACGCCGTCTTGCCCTCCGCCGTCCCGCGCCCAAGCGCCAGGCGCCGAAGAAGCGCAAGCAGCAATCGACCCCAGGTGTGCCGGTCTCTTACGCGACCAACGTTCGCCTGCCGCCGCCCAAGTACTCTCCCAGCCGCAACGGGATGCTCGTGACGAATCACGAGTACCTCGCTCCGGTGACGGGGTACGTGGCGTTCGGCACGTCGATCGTGCGTACGATGGACCCAACCGACAAGACCAACTTCCGCTGGCTGAGTGCGATCGCCGATCGCTTCCAGACGTACGAGTTCAAGCGCCTCGTGTTCCACTACACTACGGCCGTCGCGACATCGACGGCCGGGAGCATCGTGGCTTACTACAACCCCGACCCCGCCGACACGCCGAACAAGAGCTTTCAGGGCGCCATGGCGCAGCCACGTGCTGTGCTCGCGACGCCTTATCGCTCGTTCAGCCTGACGGCGAACGTCGCGGCGTGTAAGCCGCGTGTCAAGATCGCGCAAGGCAACCGCACGGGCGAGATCCTTCGCAACTTCGCCGCTGGCTTCCTCTACGTGGGCTCGCAGGACTTCGGTTCGGAGATCACCTGCGGGCACCTGTGGATGGAGTACACAGTCGAGCTCAAGACGCCCGTGCTGGGACCCCAGCCGGGCACCGAGTCCGACGCGGCGATGGCCAGCAACCGCACGCTCATCTGCGATGTTCCGAGCGGTCAGACGTTCAGCGACGGCGTCGAGGAGCGCCTCGACATCGAAGCCAACTCGTCCGACGGCCTCGAACCGCCAGATTACCAAAAGATGGGCATCACCAACTACGCCACCGGCATTCTCAAGATTGCGGCCCGCACTGCGGTCCGCTGCATCATGGATGTCGACTGGAAGAACACTGCCGCCGAGGCCACGACGTCCCTGATCCAATGGGCGCGGTCGGCCAGCGCGGCGGGACTTCCGTCAACGGCCCGCGACACGGCCGTCGGCGTCGACCACGGCCGTGCTTCTTCTCACGCCTGGACGTCAACCGCGAATGCCAAGCACTCGCAGACGTCCGCGCATGTCCTCGTCAACCCAACCGACAACGACATGTACTTCGGGGCGTACTGCACGGTCACGGGAGCCGCCGGCACGCTCACGACCTCAGGTACCACGCGCGCTGTGTTCATGTCGGCTTGATCCGAGGCCGCTACAACCAGCTCGCGAGTACTTTCGTGGGCACCGTCGCGGCGGCGGTGCAGGTGGCGGAGGCGATCTGGCGTGTGACGCGTTACGTTGCGTGGCGTAATGCTCACAGGCTGCCAAGGATCGTCCTCAACCTACTGCACGTGCCGCAGCGGCAACAACAACCAAA